TTGGTCTTCCAAAATGGAAATTTGATCGTTCTTTTTCATCAGATGATTTGAATCACTTCGTATTTACATTAAACTATTAAAAAATTATTAAAGGAGGTATTAATTATGCCTAAATTATTATGGGATGAGGTAGGTAAAAGAACATATGAAACTGGTGTTGATCATGGTGTTCTTTACCTTTATCAGTCTGGAGCATACACCAATGGAGTCGCTTGGAATGGATTAACATCAGTTAGTGAGAGTCCGTCAGGAGCAGAAGATACTGCTTTATATGCGGATAACTTGAAATATCTGAATCTTAAGAGTGCTGAGGAACTTGGTTTAACAGTTGAATGCTATTCATATCCAGATGAATGGATGCAGTGCGATGGCACAACCGAATTTGCACCGGGCGTCACATTTGGGCAGCAGAAGAGAAGTACTTTCGGTCTGTCTTACAGAACCAGACTTGGAAATGATGTCGAAAGCGATGATTACGGATACAAGCTGCATCTTATTTATGGATGCTCTGCTTCTCCATCTGAGAAATCATACTCGACTGTTAATGACAGCCCCGAGGCTATTGCCCTCAGCTATGAGATCACAACCACACCGATCACGACGGATGGTTATAAGCCGATCGCGTCTGTAACAATTGACTCTACAAAGGTAGATGCAACTCAGCTTGCAGCACTTGAAGATATTCTTTATGGAACTGATGGAGAAGACGGATCTGGCACTACGGCAAGACTTCCTCTTCCGGAAGAGCTTAAGACGATCTTTAAAGTAGCTGGCTAATTAAAACGTCAACCACATGGCGGAGGTTCTTTCTATTTTAAAGATTGGGCCTCCGTTATTTTTTATCATGAAAGGAGAAAAACAAAATGTTAGCAAAAACAATTACCTATACCGATTATGAGGGGACCGAGAGAACTGAAACACATTATTTCAACCTGAACAAGGCTGAACTAACTAAGTGGCTTACCACTACAGGTGAATATACACTTGACAAGGTTCTTCTGAGACTTGCTCAGGAAAGAAACGGCGCCAAAATCATGGAGAACTTTGAAGATTTAATTCATCGTTCATATGGAAGAAAGAGTTTGGATGGCCGTAAATTTGAGAAGAATGAAGATATCTGGCTTGATTTCTATCAGTCAGAAGCATTTTCTGAATTATTTATGGAGATCGTTACCGATGCCAACAAAGCAGCAGCTTTTATTAATGGAATTATTCCGAAAGAGCTTGCTGATGAAGTTGAAAAAACTATTAATGAAAACAAGGATGGAATCCCGGAAGAGATTAAAGATTATATTTCGGGGACTCTATAATTAAGATCATATAAGGAGGTAGTAAAATGAAAGGATTTTCAATTCCTAGTATTTCAATCCCAAGTGTCTCAATACCAAATATCTCTTTTTCTGGGTCAGTCGATACAAGTTCTATTAAAAATGCTATCGAATCTGCTGTTCCAGACATTTCAAGTTTGACAGATGGTATTGATTTAAAGGGAACTGCCTCCGATTTATTATCAGAAAATACAAGTTCAGTTGATTTATCAGAGTTAAGTGGCTATCTTAAGTAATTATATTTTAGGGAGGTCAATGCGATGTTATCAATTACAATACCAGAACAAGAACTTTGGGACGAGAGATCTGAAGAATTTGTTCGCATAAATGAAACAAAATTGCAATTAGAACATTCCTTGATCTCCCTAACAAAATGGGAAAGTAAATGGCATAAACCGTTTCTTGATAAAAAAGACAAAACAGATGAGGAAATTCAGGATTATATTCGTTGTATGACCCTTACACAAAATGTCAACCCAGAAGTATATAAACATATACCTAAAATTGTAATGAAACAGATTTTTGAATATATTGAAGATCCAATGACTGCAACATGGTTTGGCAATAATGGAGAAGATAAAAAGTCAATAAATAAAAAAAGAATAGTTACTGCTGAACTTATATATTGCTGGATGATAACTTTAAATATTCCAGTTCAATTCGAAAAGTGGCATTTAAATCGTTTACTCACATTAATTCGAGTAGTTAATGCTGAGAATACACCACCTAAGAAAATGAGTAAACGTGATATACTGGCTCGAAATTCGAAGATAAATGCAGCAAGAAGAGCTAAGAATCATTCTAAAGGATAATTAAAAAGGAGGTAACAAAAATGAGTGTACAATTTGCAGGAGCATGTCAGGATGAAAATGGTAAGTATACTGGTGGAAAAGCTGGAGATCAGACTGGAAAAGAGATCAGAATTACAGCAGCTTATAATCACAAATTAGGATGGAGAATTTTCAGATATCCAAAATTAAGTATTGCAAAGAGTATAGGAACAAATGCAAAAACCATCGCAAATAATGACAAATTTGGATATGATCAGAGTCAGAGAAGCACAGGTTATACAGCAGCAAAAGCAGCTAAATGGGATCCTTCGAAGGTTACAACCCCATGCGAACTTGATTGTTCTTCAGACGTACGTACATGTATTGCTTGTGCCTTGGGTAAGGATGTTCAAGACTTTAATACGGCATCGGAGCCAGCAGTATTACTTTCATTGGGATTTGAAGAGATTACGGGAACCTCATTATCTGAATTGCAGCTTGGCGATGTTCTTGTAACACCAAAGAAAGGGCATACCGAGATCGTATGTAATGTCACATCATCTGATTCAACAGCATATTATACAAAATATACAGGGACATCAGTAAGTATTGTTACTGCTTTAAAAGCAATTGGAGTGGACAGCAGTATGACAAATCGTAAGAAGATCGCTGCAAAAAATGACATTACATCTTATACCGGGACGGCTGCTCAGAACACCAAAATGCTTAGTTTATTAAAGCAGGGTAAACTTAAGAAGGCTTAAAATGATCAAAGGGGTGATTAGTAATGTCAATAATCAACTTTAAGCAAAAAGGCGACTTTAAGAATACGGAAAAGCTTTTAAAGAAATCATTTGGAAAAGACTATAAAGCAGTTCTAGAAAAGTACGCCATTCAAGGAGTAAGAGAATTGGCTGCTAACACCCCGATAGATACAGGTTTGACAGCTGCATCATGGACATATGATATAGTGCAAAATGGAAGCAGTTATTCTATAGTTTGGAATAACTCTAATGTCAATAAAGGTGTAAACATTGCAGTAATTTTACAATATGGACATGCCACTAGAAATGGAGGATATGTGCAAGGACTTGATTATATTAATCCGGCTCTTCAACCAATATTTGATCAAATGGCAGAAGCGGCATGGAAGGAGGTTACTAGTGTATGAGTTCAACAATTGACAGTAGAGTCGTTGAAATGCGTTTTGATAATGACCAGTTTGAAAGTGGCATTAAAGAAAGCATTAAATCACTTGATAAATTAAAAGATTCATTAGATCTTGATGATGCGGCAAAAAGTTTTGATACTTTGGATAAAGCTGCTAATGATGTAGATTTATCTGGAATAGCTGCTGGAATAGAAGCACTCCAAAATAGATTTTCAACTCTTGGAATTGTAGGGATGACAGTAATTTCTAATATTACAACATCTCTAATGAATACATTATCCAGTGCAATAGATTATGTATCAGACGCAATAGTTAGTGGAGGTTTAAAAAGAGCTCAAAATATTGAAAATGCTCATTTCCAGTTACAGGCTTTATTAAAAGATGAAACAGCAGTCCAAGCTGTAATGGATAATGCTATGGATTCTGTATCTGATACAGCATATGCTTATGATGAAGCTGCTAAAGCTGCAGCACAGTTTTCAGCATCTGGTTTACAAGCCGGCGAAGATATGGAGACTGCTCTTCGAGGAATAGTTGGTGTTGCATCGATGACTAACTCAGAATACGAGAGCATCTCACGAATCTTTACAACAGTTGCTGGTAATGGTCGATTGATGGGCGATCAGTTATTACAGCTTTCGTCAAGGGGTTTGAATGCTGCTTCTACAATTGCGGACTACTATCGAGAAGTTCAAGGCCAATCAGAAATGACTGAAGCTACTGTTCGTGAAATGGTTTCAGCAGGAGAAGTAAGTTTTGAAGATTTTGCAGCTGCTATGAACTGGGCATTTGGTGATCAGGCATTTAGAGCAAATGAGACCTTCACTGGTGTAATGTCGAATATCAAGGCTGCATTTGCCAAAATAGGCGCTGGATTCTTCTCGCCATTGATCGAGCAGAATAGCGACTTGATCTTAATGCTTAACTCTTTGAAATCTAAAATCAATGAAGTAAAAACTGCAGTAGTATTTGACGAACAAGCAAGTGCTATTTCTGGGTTAACGAAAGCAACTAATCTTGGAGAAACCGCAATAACTAAGTTATTTGATGCTGTTGATAATAGAGGATATGTAACTACACAAGAGTTACAATCATTATCGTCACATGGAATTACTGCAACTGCCAAAATAACCGAATATCTTAATGGTGTTACAGATGGTTCAATAAGAGCAAGTTACGCTACAAGAACCGCTATTAGTGAGATCACTGGTGGCTTATCGGTAAGCACTTCTCAAGTTCAGCAATTCGTAGATGATGGTAAAATAAGTTTTGATATATTCACTAGTGCTATGGAAACTGCATATGGTGATCAAGAGACTTTAACAAAACAATTTACTGATACGGTATTGGATTCAGCTAAAGCAATATCCGAGTGGCTAACAAATTTGGATATGTCTAAACCGATAGCTGTCTTTTTAGATGGAGTAGAAGTTGCTAAGAATTTATTCAAAGGATTATATTCTGTGCTCAAACCAGTTGGCGAAGCTTTTGCAGATGTATTTCTTAGCTTTAAAGGCGATGATGTAGTCAAATTTGCAGATAAAATAGTAGAATTAACTTCTAAATTAAAATTATCTAAAGAAAGCAGTAAAAATCTTCATGATGCTTTTAAAGGAGTATTTGATATCGTCAGATTAGTTGCTGACGGATTTGTTGCTTTTCTTAAAGCCATTCTTCCTATTGAAGATCCAATATCGCTAACTAGTAGTAGTTTACTTAGTATGGCCGGATCTTTAGGACGATCTTTAAGTTCTTTTGAAGAATGGGTTAGTGAAAGTGAAACAATAAAATACGTTTACGAGCAGTTATCTAGTTGGATTTCAACCGCAAGTCAATCATTAACTGATTTTATTAATACAATAAAAGAATCAGAATTTGTAAAGGATATTGTATCTGGAGCTAGTTCATCATTTGATGCCTTAAGAACAAGTATTGAAAATTTAACTATAGTGCAGGATATTATTTCATCATTAAGTTATGCATTTGATAATTTAAAAGGTGTTTTTGATAAACTTTTAGAACGTTTTAATTCGGTTGGTGGGATATTTGGGATACTTGCAAAGGCAATAAGTTCGGCTGGACCGATCATAGTTACCGTATTAAATGGAATTGGAACAGCCATTTCAACTGTTATAAAAGCAATATCAGATGCTTTGGGGACTGGCGGATTCAATAGCGTTTTAGATTTATTTAATGCGGCAACATTTACTGGAATTGGTATTATGCTCAGTAAATTTATTGAAAATATACAAAAAATCGTAAATCGAGCTGGTGGAATATTTAGTAGAATTAATACTATACTAATTGATGTTAGAAACACATTATTAACATATCAGGCTCAATTAAAAGCAGATGTTCTTAAAACAATAGCAACGTCAATAGCTATTCTTGCAGTATCATTACTTGTTTTATCATTAATAGATTCTGAGAAATTATCAATTAGTTTAGAAGCAATAACAGTATTATTTGCCGATTTGATGGCATCATTTGCTGCTTTTAATAAAATTATAGGAAATGGAGCCAAAGCTACAATTATTGCGTCAACCATGATCGTAATATCAGCATCTATGTTGATATTGGCTTCTGCTTTAAAGAAGATATCTAGTATAGATTCTGATAAATTAACCAATTCCTTGTTAAGTTTATCGATATTATTAGCAGAAATGTCGGCAATATGTTATATACTATCCGAAAATGAGGTTAAATTAAATACTGGCGTTAAAAGTATAATTGCATTTTCAGTTTCTATACTTATATTAGCTTCCGCTCTAAAAAAAGTAGCAAGTATCGAAGCTGATAGACTTGGTGATTCTCTTATGGCAATTACTTTTTTAATAGGAGAAATGGCCGTTGTATGCTCAGCATTGTCACAAAATGAAAAGAAAATGAGTACTGGAGTTCTTAGTATTATTGCATTTGCTTCGGCTATGTATATAATGGCATCAGTAGTTAAAAAACTTGGTGGGCTTGATATAAATACTATTGAAAAAGGTTTAGCATCAATTGGAATATTAATGGCAGAAATTGCTGTATTTTTGTATTCTTTAAATAACACAGATAACATGACAAAATCGGCTTTAAGTCTAGTTGTTATAGCAGCTGGTTTAAAATTAATGGCATCTGCCATAGAATCTATTGGGAGCATAGATATATCAACTCTCATAACAGGTTTAGCGTCAATTGGAATATTAATGGCAGAAATTGCTGTATTTTTGTATTCTTTAAATAACACAGATAACATGACAAAATCGGCTTTAAGTCTAGTTGTTATAGCAGCTGGTTTAAAATTAATGGCATCATCTATAGCTGAAATTGGAGGTTTAGATATTGCCACATTAGTAAAGGGTTTGGCAGCTATTGGAGTATTACTTACTGAAATAGCAGCATTCCAATTATTTGCTGGCGAATCCAATAGCATATTAAAAGTAGCAGCGAGTCTTGTTGTTATGGCTGCTGCTTTACGATTATTAACACCTGTATTAACAACACTTGGTGGAATGTCATTATTGGATATCATAAAAGCACTTGGCACTTTAGCTGGAGTATTTGTAATATTAGGTGCTGCAGCGGCGATTCTTGAACCATTAGTTCCAGTCATTCTTGCATTAGCAGCTTCTATGGCGTTACTTGGTGTTGCTTGCGCTGCTGTTGGAGTTGGCATAATGGCTTTCTCAGCTGGAATAGCAACGTTGGCTGCTGTTGGGGTTGCCGGAGCAGCTGCTATAGTTGAAATATTAAAAATATTAGTTGTTGGAATTCTAAATGTGATTGCTGATAGTGCTTCTGCTCTTGGTAATGCCATAAAAACTATAATATTAACAATATGCGATGTAATAGTTGAATGTGTTCCAACATTAGTTGATACAGTATTTGTTGTGATTAAAGAAGTATTAAAATCTTTGGCAGAAAATTTACCAGAGATTGTACATTTATTACTTGAACTTGTATATTCTTTGCTAGAAGCTCTTGCTGAGGATCTTCCAGAAGTAATAACTGCAGTAGTAGATCTATTGGTTGCTTTATTCTCTGGTGTTATTGAAGCATTAAAAGGAATCGACACACAAACCTTAATCGAAGCATTAGAAGGAGCTGGGCTTATAGCAGCTATTATAGCTGTATGTGCTGGTTTATCGTTAATAGCAGTAGAAGCGATGGCCGGTGTATTGGAAATGGGAATTGTTATTGCTGAATTAGCAGTTGTCATTGCAGCGATTGGGGCTCTAGCTCAAATACCAGGATTTAGTTGGTTAATCGGCGAAGGAGGCGAATTGCTTAAAGGAATTGGAACCGCTATTGGAGATTTTATTGGTGGCATAGTAGGTGGAGCATTAGAAGGTTTATCTGAGTCTCTTCCAAAGATAGGTCAAAATCTTTCAGACTTCGCTACAAATGCCCAAGGGTTCTTTGATCTTATGGGTAGTGTAGATTCACAAGTTCTCGAAGGGGCAAAGAATTTAGTTGCTACTATCTTACTCATGACGGCGGCCGAATTGATAAATGGAGTCGCCTCATTTTTACTTGGAGATGTAAGTTTCTCGGATTTTGCTAATGATTTAACAGACCTTGGAACTGGTGTAGCAGCATTTGCAGCAGCTACAGCTGGAGTAGATGGGGCATCAGTTGAGGCAGCAGCTAATTCAGCAAAAGCATTGGCTGGCTTATATGATTATCTTCCTAAAGAAGGAGGATGGATGCAGAAGATAACCGGCGAACAAATGTCCTTAGCAGAATTTGCAACTGAGTTGATTCCGTTTGGAATGGCAATGGTTGTGTATTCAATGACAGTAGCTGGCAAAATCAATCAAGAAGCAATTGAAGCATCTGTTAATGCAGCTGAAGTATTATTAAGCTTTGCAAATGAACTTCCAGACATGGGCGGATTAGCTGGTTTGATATTCGGTGATCAGAAGACTTTGTCTGAATTTGCTGAAGAATTAAAGCCATTTGGAGAAGCAATGGTCGATTACTCGTCAACTGTTTCTGGAAATATTGATCAGGAAGCAGTAGAAGCATCTGCAAATGCAGCATCTGCTTTATCTGAACTTGCAAATAATTTACCCAATAGTGGCGGTCTTATATCTTGGTTTACAGGGGATAATACCCTCGATGACTTTGGCGATCAGTTAAAGAAATTCGGAGAAGGAATGTCCGGATTTAGCGATTCTGTAAGTGGAATTGATACTGTCCAAATGGATTCTGTTATTGATGAAGTTAAGGCCTTAATAGATATGGCAAATGATACAGCATCACTTGATACTTCTGGAATGACTGGTTTCGCTGATTCAATAGAGGCGATGGGAGAAGGAACGTCCGGATTTAGCGATTCTGTAAGTGGAATTGATACTACCAAAATGGATTCTGTTATTGATGAAGTTAAGGTCTTAATAGATATAGCAAATGATACAGCATCACTTGATACTTCTGGAATGACTGGTTTCGCTGATTCAATAGAGGCGATGGGAGTTAATGGAATAGATTCATTTATTGCAGCTTTTACTGATTCTATAGAAAAAGTTAAAACAGCAGTACAGTCAATGCTCAACGCTGCTGAAAATGTTATAAAGACAAAAAATATTGAACTTAAAAATCTTGGAACTGCGTCGGCTACATATTGGCTATCTGGATTTAAAGTAAAATACTCAGAATCTTTAACAGTTGGTCAGATGTTAGCTAATAATGTAATTTCTGGAATTCAAAATTCATCAACTGGATTTTATACAGTTGGCTCGAACGCCGGACAAGGATTTGTAAATGGTCTTAGCTCAAAAATAAGTGCAGCAGCATCAGCTGGTGCGGCACTAGGAAAAGCGGCATATGAAGCAGCAAAGAAAGCCTTGGATGAGCATTCACCTTCCAAAAAGATGGGAGAAGTTGGAGACTTTGCAGGCCTTGGATTCGTTGGAACTCTAATGAGTTATGTTGCCAAAGCTGCTCAGGCAGGAGAGGATATTGGAACATCGACATTGGATGGTGTTTCCTCTACTCTTAATAAAGCATCAAAAATCATTAATCTTGACGATGCTTTTAATGATATTACAGATCCGGTTATTAAACCAATTGTCGATCTTGAAAATGTTAGAAATTCAGCAAATTCAATTAGTAAAATGTTTAATGATACTATTAAAGTTGTTTCTGGAAATGTAGAAGCAGCTTCTAATACAATGGATTTAAGAACAACTAAATCCTCTGTTACTGATAGTCAAAACGAAGCAAATGAGAAGACTGGCAATACTTATCAGTTTATTCAGAATAATAATTCTCCGAAATCACTTTCGAGAGTTGAAATTTATAGACAGACAAAGAATCAGTTTACAAAGTTTAAACAGGAGGTGGGTATTTAACTATGATTAAAGGCATAACAATAACCAATCATCTTGGCGAATCAATCCATCTCGATTTAATGAATCCGGAATCTTCAGGTTTTATAATAAAGAGTATATCAGGACTTGGCCCCGCAAAAGCAAATGTTAACTTTACTGAGTTAGCAACAAATGACGGGGCCATCGATAACTCTGCTCGTCTCGATACGAGAAATATTGTTTTGGAGCTTGTATTTTTAGAAAACCCGACTATAGAAGCAACAAGACTGCTTACATATAAGTATTTTCCAGTAAAAAGAAATATCACATTTCTAATTGAGACAGACAATCGAATCTGCGAAACTACTGGGCGAGTAGAGTCAAATGAACCATCAATTTTTGATCAACAGGAAGGGACCCAGATTTCTATAATGTGTCCGGATCCCTTCTTTTATTCTGCCGACGAAAATGGAGATAATACGACTGTTTTCTATGGTACAGAACCAATATTCGAATTCCCATTTAGTAATGAATCATTAAAAGAAGACCTCATCGAGTTCGGATCTATCGAGAATCGAACAGAAGGGGATGTTTATTACGAAGGAGATACGGAAATTGGCATTACAATTAATATTCATGCAGTAGGAGAAGCAAAAGGCCTTACAATTTATAATACTGGAACTAGAGAAATAATGAAGATCGATGACAATAAATTGGAAGCAATAATGGGAAGTGGGATAGAAGCAGGCGATGAAATAACTATAACCACATCAAAAGGCCAAAAAGGTATTTCAATACTTCGTGATGGAAAGACCACAAATATCTTGAATGCCTTGGCAAAGCCAATTACATGGTTTCAGTTGTCAAAAGGAGATAATATGTTTGTTTACACTGCTGATGAAGGACTTACGAATTTGCAGTTTAGCATTACAAATAAAACAATATATGAAGGAGTCTAATTATGGAATTATTAACTTTAAATACAAACTTTAAAGCCGATGACATTATAGATACCTTCAAATCTCTTATCTGGACCGATCGGTACTCTGAGTATGGAGATTTCGAAATTAGTGTTCCAGCTAGTACTGAAATGCTAAACAAATTCATTCCAGATTATTATTTAGTATCTGACGACTCTGAGCATGCGATGATAATCGAGAATCGAGAGATTGATTCAGATACCGAGAATGGTAACAGTCTTATAATTACTGGACGATCGCTCGAAAGTCTTCTTCTTAGAAGGATAGTTTGGAGCCAGACGATTCTTAAAGGATATTTGGAAGGGCAGATTGAGAAACTCTTAAACGAGAATATCATAAACCCTTCCATTTCCGAAAGAAAAATTGATAACTTCGTATTCGAATATTCTGGTGATAGTTACATCGAATCGTTAAAAGTAGAGGCTCAGTTTACAGGAGATAACCTCTATGATGCTATTAAGTCAATATGTGATAATGTCGAAATAGGTTTTAAAATAACCTTTAATTCAGATTATCAATTCGTATTTAAACTTTATAATGGAGTTGATAGGTCGTATAATCAGGATGCAAATCCATATGTGGCATTCTCTCCAAATTTTGAGAACATAATCAATAGCGATTACATGGAATCACAAAGTGCATTAAAGAATGTTGCTTTAGTCGCTGGAGAAGGAGAAGGATCTGCTAGAAGAACTTATGTTGTTGGTAATAGTTCCGAAAGTGGATTATCAAGACGAGAGTTGTATGTCGACGCTAGAGATATATCATCTACTACCGATTCTGGAACTCTTACCGCTGCTCAATATAATGCACAATTAGAGCAAAGGGGAAATGAAAAATTAGCAGAAAATAAAACAACAAAATCTTTTGATGGTCAAGTCGAAACAGCACAGTTATATAAGTATAATGAAGATTTCTTTATGGGAGATATATGTGAGCTTGAAAATGGATATGGGATGGAATCAAGAGTACGAGTAACTGAATTTATTTACTCCGAAAGTGATAGCGGAACTGAATCATATCCAACATTTACTGTGTTAGACGATGACGAAGATGAATAGGAGGCGATAAAATGTCTTTTACTTATGGATTTTATAATTCATATAATGGCGATCGTCGATATAATGCCACGCAGATTTCAATGATCTTTGACGGACTAATTAGCGATGGTGTATACTCTAATTATGAGAGTGCGATGATCGTAAAAGCAAGCGATGAAGAAAATACCGTAATCGTTCAACCAGGACGAGCATGGTTTGATCATACTTGGAACTACAATGATGCCGATCTTCCGGTTATTGCAGATCAGTCAGAAATAGTTCTTGACAGAATTGATGCATTGGTCATTGATATTAAGTCAGATACTAGTAATCGTGAGAATAGTATAATATGGGTAAAAGGAACTCCAAGTTCAACACCTGAAAGACCGGAACTTGCATCTGAGACAAATCATCATCAGTATCCTCTATGCTATGTATACAGAAGTGCAAATACTGAGATTATTACTCAGGACAACATTACAAATACTGTTGGCACAGAAGAATGTCCATTTGTAACTGGAATTCTTGAAACAATATCAACAGATGAGCTTCTTCTTCAATGGCAGGCTCAATGGGAACAATTTGTCAATGAATATGAAGACAAAGCCGATGCCTGGAGTGAAGAACAAAAGACTGATTTCGAAGCTTTCTATAAAGAGTTTAAACTTCAGATGAACGCTTTTGAGACATCTGCTGGTCAGGATTTTACTAATTGGTTTTCCGGAATTCAGGATATTTTGGATGAAAATACTGCTGGGCATCTTCAAAATGAGATTGATGAGATTACGGAAACTGAGTTTAACAGATATTATGGACTCGTAAATTCTCATACTGATATAAATGACACTACAGGAGTAATTACTACAACTACTTCTGAAGGAACATCAACAACCGTATTCTCAACAGATGATTCTGGAAATGACCTCATAACAACAACTATAGTTATGAATGAAGGGAGCTATAATTATGTAAAAACCACTACTATTTCAGAAACAGCGAATGGAAGTGATATCTCTACAATATATGTTCGTAAGGGGAAATAAGAAAGGAGATTTAATTTATGTCATGGGAAGAAACAGGATATGCAGTAAATAAAATACTCAAAAGTGTGGAAATGTCAAAAGGCAGTGGCATTCCTCCAAAAAATATGGTAAAATTTGGATTACGAGCTCAGGATTCTTCGGTTAAAATTACTTGTGCTATTCCATCGGATACGATTATCGAAAATCAAACGATTTGCACGGTAAAGGGCGTTAAGATTGTTAGAAAAATTGGCTCAGCTCCAATTGGCCCTGATGATGGCACCTTGGTTGCTGATCTTAGTGAGAAAGGAACTGTATTTACTTTAATAGATAGTGGAAAAGTAAATGGAGTGACTTACTATTATGGATTCTTCCCATATAGTGATCATAATGTTTATAACATTGCTCAGGTAAACATTCTTTCATGCATTCCATCAGCTATTACATATTGGGCATTTGATCAAAATTTTGCAGATAAGGATCCTGCAACAACTATTAGTTATCCAACCGGGCACTTAAATTCTAATTTTGAGCCAATGATGACAAATGAAGGAAATGGAGCTTCTACTGCTGGAGATTGGGGAGAGTTCTTAACAGAAACACTTATGAACTATCCATATATGGTTAAAAGCACTGGAAAAGCTGATTATCAGATGAGTTCTGACGACTATGCATACAAAGTTGATGGAAAAAC